CAAAAAGAAAGGTAACAAGGTAGGCGGCAAAATCTGATATGCCATACCTACAATCCAACATCCCGCATTTTAAGTGCTGGGTGCGTCGTGAATACACCAAAAACCATGAGGAGTATCACGGCGAGTTTTTGCACGCTATGGCAATTGCTGTGACAACCATGCCGTGCAGGTGTTTGAGCTTTCAATTGATCTTTACGGGGATCGAAGCAGAGGGCGAAGAAGAAGACACCGTTCATGGGGGTGCTATGTGGGCTCGCATGCCGATCACAGCTTTGGTAGGGGACGTCCCGTTGGAGGAGTGGCCAGAACCCATGCCGGTTTGGGCGGCTCAACCTTGGGATTGTAGCTCGCACCATCACTCTGTGTATGTGCTTGATAGAGCTACGCCGTGCCCTTGGTTGGCTAAAATCGACGGAGAAATGTATCCCGCGAAGTATTTGTTTACGGTGGACTACACTGAGAGCGAGATCGCGGACGATCCTGCGCAGCATAAGCAAAGTCATGTTTTGCAGTTGCTAGACGCCGGTTCTTGGACGGGCAACATCGTTGCTTTGCCTAACAACCGAGTACGGGTTACTCACCCGGCATGGTTCGAGACAGGAGAAGGGGCTCCCGATTTCAAGCCTTCTGCGCATATACATTATTCGAAAAGCGATTTAGATTACACGCTTGACGTAAACCAAATTTTTGACAACTTGTACAATGACAACGAGCAATAGCAAAGATTTCGAATTAGATGTCGCTGAGTACGTCGAAGAGGCGTTTGAGCGTTGTGGCCTTGAAGTAAGAACAGGTTACGATCTCAAGACCGCGCGTCGTTCGTTGAATTTGTTATTTGCAGATTGGGCCAATCGAGGCTTGAATCAGTGGACCATTGAGCAAACGTCGATTACTTTGGCATCCGGCGTTCGTGACTACCCCGGCGGTACGATCACGATGACGGTCGGTGCATCTACTAGTTTGACCGTTGGCGAGACGATTACGGGCGGCACCAGTGCGGCGACAGCCACGATCACAAGTAAACCCTCGGCTACCACTTTAGCTTTGACCATTCCTTCGGGCACGTTCCAAGCGGCAGAGACTATTACCGGGGGTACTAGCGGGGCCACTACAACGGTGAGTGCAGCCGTCGATTTGTCGGATGTGCGTAGCACCATCGACATACTTTCTTCTGTTGTTACACGAGATGGGACGGACTTCCAGATCGAGCGTATTAGCCGTTCAAGTTACTTGAACATACCTGATAAAGACCAAACGGGACGTCCAAACCAGTTCTTTTTGGATAGGCAAATTACCCCGATTTTACGGGTGTGGCCCACGCCAGACAAGAACACGGACATTATTAAGTTTGATCGGTTGACCCGTATTGATGACGCGGACACTAATACCAACACGGTGGATGTGCCTTTTAGGTTTTATCCGTGTTTAACTGCCGGGTTGGCGTATTACATTTCTATGAAACGCAATCCGGGCATGATGGCGGTTTTGAAGCAGGTGTACGAAGAAGAAATGCAACGTGCGATGGACGAAGACCGAGATCGTGCATCTCTGCGAATCAGCCCCGGCTATGAGTATTACAGGACGTAGTTATGTCAGGTTTTGCTCGAGGTAAATACGCGTACGGGATTTCAGACCGCTCTGGTGTTCGTTACAAGCTCAACCGCATGAAACGAGAGTGGAACGGGTCTTTGGTCGGGCCGGATGAGTATGAACCTAAACAACCGCAATTGTTTCCAAAACCTCCGGTAGATGACCCTCAAGCTTTGCGTAACGCCCGCCCTGACAGGGTCGAGCCTATGGTGGTCTCTGTGGGGGTGCCAAACGTTCTAGAAAAGACTTTTACGCCGGTTAAAGCATCCACACAGGTTGGTACAGTCACGGTGGTGATCACATGAGTTTTACTTTTGATAGCTTAAAGACAGCGATACAAGATTACCAAGAGACGAGCGAAACGACGTTCGTCAACAATCTGCCTGTATTCATTAAAGAAGCGGAAGAACGGATCTTAAAAAACATAGAGTTACCGGTGTTTCGCAAAAACGTAACAGGCACCGCCGCTGCAGATAACACTTATTTGGCCACACCTACGGACTTTTTAGCGCCGTACAGCTTGGCTGTCATAAGTAGTAGTGAATACGAATATCTACTGTTCAAGCATGTTACTTTCATTCGTAGTTATACGCCCAATCCAGCTACGACCGGCACACCAAAGTATTACGCGTTGTTCGATGACAACACCTTCATACTCGCTCCAACGCCGAGCACGAACTTTACTTTTGAACTTCACTACAAGTTTAGGCCTGCCTCGCTCACTGCGGGGGCTGGGTCCGGCACCACGTGGCTTTCAGAAAACGCCCCGGATGCGTTGTTATACGGTGCTTTGGTTGAGGCTGCTACGTTCCTTAAAACGCCGGAAGAGGCTGCCAGATACGACCAAAGATTTGCCCAAGCGGTGGCGGCACTGAAAGATTTGGGCGAGGGTTATGGCGCTCGTGACGAATACCGTTATGACATTTCAAAAGGTAGGTAAAAGTGTTTGAAACGGTAGAATCTTCGATTGGTCAAGTCACAGTAGCGACGACGCAAAACCGGGGTCACTCTGTGGACTACTGGTCAGAAGAGGCGACCAAACGTATAGTTAGTGTGGGTGGCAAAAGCCACCCTTTGATCGCGCAACAAGCTGAGGCTTTTAAAGAAGCGGTTTCGGGCGTGATATCGTTTTATATGAAAGAAGCAATTAAAAGTGACCGCACGACCTTGATTGCTTTGTTGGAGCAACAAGGCCATCAGGATATGGCAGAAATACTCAGGAGACTGTAATGGCTATCACGACGGCTATGTGTACTAGCTTCAAAAAAGAACTTTTGGAGGCTGTCCACAATTTCAAAAACTCAGGCGGCAGCACTTTTAATCTTGCACTGTACACCAGTTCAGCAAGTTTAGGCGCAGGCACGACCGCGTACACCACTTCTAACGAGGTGTCTGGCACGGGATATACCGCCAAAGGCGCATCACTAACGAGAGTCGATCCCAGCACGTCGGGCACGACGGCGCTCACAGATTTTAGTGACCTAACTTTTAGCAGTAGCTCCATAACGGCGAGAGGCTGTCTTATATTCAACGACAGCGCAAGCGGTGACCCTGCAGTTTGTGCTCTAGACTTTGGTGGCGATAAGACGTCTAGTTCTGGCGATTTTACCGTGCAGTTTCCAACTGCCGACGCGTCGAACGCGATTATTCGTATTGCCTAATATGCAGTGGCTCAACAGTCCCAGCAAACTAAAATGACTCCGACGGAGTATTTGTTGTGGCTGCGGCAGCAACAAGATCCGAGTCATAATCAGTAGGGAATAGAGAGTGGCAAACGTAACGGGTTGGGGCAGAGGCACTTGGGGCCAAGGCGCGTGGAGCGAGCCCATACCCGTAGAGGTGACGGGCGTTTCTGCCACGGGCGCTGTAGGCACCGTCACAGTTACTGGAGATGCTAATGTCACAGTCACCGGCGTCGCAGGCACAGGGGCCGTTGGATCAGTCACGGTATCAGCAGATGCGAACGTCTCTGTTACAGGCGTTGCTGGCACCGGTGCGGTCGGTTCAGTCACGATATCAACAGATGCGAATGTTTCTGTCACTGGTGTCGCAGGCACAGGTAGTGTTGGTTCGGTTTCAGTCACCGGAGACGCAAACGTCTCTGTCACAGGCGTTTCTTCGACGGGAGCGGTCGGCTCCGTCACTATTGTCGAGGGCACGGGCGTCACTTTCTCGGTCACTGGAGTCAGTGGCACAGGTTCTGTCGGAACGGTTACTGTATCCGGCAATGCGGCTGCCGCCGTTACTGGTGTTTCTGCTACCGGATCTGTTGGAACGGTTACAATTGCAGTGGGCATCGTCGCGTCTCCGAGTGGGGTCAGCGGCACGGGCGCAGTGGGAACGGTTACGGCGATTGGTTCAGCAATTGCCACGCCAAGTGGGGTCCAAGCTACGGGCTCTACAGAACAGGTTTTAGTTTGGGGTCCTGTAGATGATGACCAAACCCCAAATTGGAGTAGTATTACGGACAGTCAGACGCCGGGGTGGTCTGCAGTTTCAGACAGTCAAACCCCAGAATGGGAAGAGGTAGCTTAATATGGCAACTTATGTAAACGATTTACGGCTCAAAGAGATCGCCACTGGTGACGAATCAGGTACGTGGGGCGCGAGCAC